GATGCACATGGATGGGGTGATCACTCAGGATTATACTTACCTATTGGTGGAGGTACAATTACAGGAGATTTAGTTGTTGGTGGTGGAGACTTAACAATTAGTAAGGACGGTAACTACTCAACAATCACATTCCCCGCACAAACTAATGACGCGGGATTCATTAGACATTATGAATCAAATAACACCGCAAGGATGGAATTCTCGGTGTCTGATGATTCAGGTACAACCGATCAATTCCACTTCGGTTACAGTGGTGATTTAGATAGATTTATTATTTACTCTAATGGTAGTTTCTTATCACGAGGTTCAGGTACCATTACAGGTTCTCTTGGTTTACAAGGTGACTTAGATATGTCCGCAGGTACAACAGCAACACTTGCTGGTATCTCGGGTACAGACCAAATGGTGGAGAATAATTATGGAGCATATTTACATTTAGGTGGGTGGGCCGTAGGTAGAACGGATTCAACCGCTGTCTTAGTAAACACGGCGTATAGAGCGGATTACGCAACGAGTCTGTTCGATATGAATATCAGTAGATTCACTAATGATTCGGAATATGCGTTAAGAAAATCAACAACTTTCACGAACACCGTAGCAGTATCATTTACTCACGAGATTGGACACGATAATGTGATCGTACAAGTTTACGATGGTAATGGAGATCTGTTCTTCCCATCAAGAGTCAATGTTCAGGGTGGAGTTGTTGAAGTTAATTTTGAGGTAGCAAGATCAGGTAGATTAGTAGTAGTCGGATAAAAGGAAAATGTATGTTAAGAGAAAATGTTATAGTAAGTGGTTCGTTAGATGTACAAAGCGGGCAGTTCATAATACCAAGAGGACCGAGGGCGAATAGACCTTCGAGTCCTGAGGTTGGTTCTTTATATCTTGAAGAGTCACCAAGTGGTAGTTTTGTTGTAACATACACAGGATCATCTAACGATGATGGTGGATGGGAACCCGTAGGTTCACAGAACACGGATAGAACCGCATTCAAGTATAGAAACATCATCAACTACTCATACTTAGCGGGTGGATATAAATCTTCATCTCCATGGAAGAATGTCCATAGGGCAACACACGCAACCGATCAAACGGTTCACATTGGTGAACTTATGGATTATCCCGCATCGTACACATCCGGTGCGTGTAGTAAATCCATATTATTTATATGGTCATCTAATAGTGATGGTGCATGGAAATCAGCAACACAAGTACACGGAACACATACAACAGGTATTCATATGGTTAATGAAACAGCATATGCTCACCAAACGAAATGGGATTTACTGAATGAAAGAGATGATCCGGGTACTTTATTTAAGGAGACGGAATTTGCATACATATTTGGTGGATCAGTGGCGGCAGTTGAAAAGTTTAACTTAACTAACGAGTCTATGTATACTACTTACTACCCAAGTGGAACGGGACCTTATACAACCACAACAACATCTATTACGAGTACCCTTGGTGCTTCGGGATTTTCGGATGAGAATTATGGTTATGGATATGGTTCTGAGAGTGGTAATAAATGTCACTTTGCAACCGATACTTTCGAAACAAGAGCATCATCATGGGCATCAAGTGGACAACAGAAAGGGATTAGTTCTAAAGTGGGTAAAGGGTACTGTGGTAATGAAGGTACCTACCAAGGAGGATACAACCTTAGAAGATGGGATGCATTTACTGAAACGAATATTGGTAACGTACCTAAACCAAGACCTAATTGTGGGGAAGAGAACTTCTCCATGGGACAAGACTTCCAATACATGTTAGCATGTTATGGGGATAGTCAACAAAATAACGATAGTTGGAAATTTACATATTCAACCGACACGGGAGTTTTAAATCCCGCGGGGTTAGCACCGGGTGTTAATGCGGGTGCGTCCTCAGGTCATTGTGGTTGGAGAAATTAAGTATTTATAGATATGTTATTCGAAAATTTAGAAATAAGTGGATCATTAAGAGGAGAAGGTAACGACTTTAAAATGCCGAAAGGTGCGAAAGGAGATCGACCATCATCACCTGAAACAGGATCACTCTATTTAGAGGAAGCCACATCAGGTAGTTTCCTTATGGTATATACAGGTATTTCTAATAATGATAGTGGTTGGGAAAGAGTTTCACACCAATCGAATTTCGGGAAGACGGCATTTAAATATAGACATGTAATTGCCTATTCATACTTAGCGGGTGGATATAAATCTTCATCTCCATGGAAGAACGCACACAAGACCGTTAATGCCACAGATCAAACTTCACACATTGGTGAATTATTAGACTACCCAGCATCTTATACTTCAGGAGCATGTAGTCGATTTACATTTTTTATGTGGTCTGTAAATGATGATGGTGCTTGGAAGAGTGCGTCTAACATCCATGGAACATATACATCAGCAATCAATATGTTTAACGACACTAATCTTGCTCATGATGCGAAGTTCGATACTAATATTGCAAGAAGTGATTTAGGTACGATGTTTAAAGAACAAGAATACGCCTACCTATTTAGTGGTGGGTCTGCAACGGTAGAGATATTTGATTTAACTAATGAAAGTTTGATGACACTATATACGTTATCAACTATAAACGGTAGTGATGGAGGGAGTGCGTTCTCAGATGAACATTATGGTTATGGATGGACCTCGAGTTCGGGGGTTAAACTAAACTTTGCAACAGAAACATTTGCAACATCACCTCATTGGTCAGCCCATTCACAACAAAAGGGTATCTCATCAAAATTAGGTAAAGGTTATGCGGGAAATGAAGGTTCATATTCAGGAGGATATAACCTAAGAAGATGGAGTAATCAAACAGATACTAACCTTGGTAATGTGGCTAAACCCGATGGTAACTGTGGTGAAGAAAACTTTACTATGGGTCAGGATTGGCAATATATGTTAGGTAATTATAATGGTGCGCAAAATAATAATAGTTGGAAATTCACATATGCGACCGATACGGGTGTACTAAACCCTTCAGGTTTATCACCGGGAGTTAACGCTGGTACATCATCAGGTCATTGTGGTTGGAGAGATTAAAATTTAAGATATGATATACGAAAACATGTCCGTTAGTGGATCGTTAAAGGTGGATAAGGTCACTGCAAGACCTCCGAAAGGTTCTGCTGCGAATAGACCCACGAATCCACTCTCAGGATCTATGTATTTAGAGACATCTGATGTGCATACGAGTTATTTGATGATATATACGGGTGTAAGTAATATCGACGGAGGATGGGAAAGAGTTGCTGCACAACAAAATATGGCGACAGGTTTTAAATTTAGACAAATCATCAACTACTCTTACATAGCCGGTGGATATAAGAGTTCGTCACCATGGAAGAATGTTCATAAATCAACTAACTCCACAGATCAAACATACCACATTGGTGAGTTATTAGATTACCCGGCGAACTATACCTCAGGGGCGTGTAATCTTAGAATATTTTTTATGTGGTCGGTGAATACAGATGGTGCCCATAAAGGACCAACGTCCATACATAGTACCACCACATCGGCGGTTAATATGTTCACAGATACCAATTACGCACACCAATCACAACATGATATACAATATACAAGATCGGATTGTGGTACTGTTCATAAAGAACATGATTTTGCATGGATCTTTGGTGGTAATAGAACTGAGGTGGATAAGTTTAACTTAAGTAGTGAAACAAGAATATTAAACTACGGTGTGACTTCGATTAGTAGTGGTGGGGGTGTAAGTGCATTCTCAGATGAGAATAATGGTTATATACACTCCGATGGTGGTAATAGAAAAATGAATTTTACCACAGAAACCATTAGTACCTCCTCTACTGCATGGGCAGCACACGGACAACAAAAAGGTATTTCATCTAAAGTATCAAAAGGTTATGCGGGTAATGAAGGTTCATACAATGGCGGTTATAACCTAAGAAGGTGGGATTTAACTACCGACACCAATGTGGGTAATATTGCTAAGATCCAAGGAAACACAGGTGAAGAGAACTTCACTATGGGACAAGATCATCAGTATATGTTAGGTAACTATAATGGTGTTCAGAATAATGACACTTGGAAATTATTTTATTATACTGACACGGGTATTTTTAACCCAACAGGTTTACAACCCGCGGTTAATGGTGGAACATCTTCAGGACACTGTGGGTGGAGGGAATAATATAGATCATTTAAACGATATTTTAAAATATCACTTCATTAAAAGATAATTTTTACGTATATTATAGATAAAATATAGAAATATGTCAGAAGGTTATACCTACAGTAAAGAATCGGGATTAAAAGACGAAATGAGTAAAAAATTACTCGATATCGCAGAGGGGGTATCATTCGCACTTCCTAAGTATAAAGCGGATAATTTTGTCGGTGGGGCACAAATCACACCATACGCAAAATTAAAACAATGGTTACTTGAGTTAAGAGGTAGAGAAGACATTGTGGAACACTTAGAGTATACGGTTCGTAAACAAGAATTAGAGATACAAATACAAGAAGAAAGTAAAGAATTTTTAACCGACTCTAAAAGAAAACAATTGGTTGATCTAACTATTGCGGATATGAAGATCGACCTGAGAAAGTTCCAAAGAAACCTAAAAGATGCCCACATTGAAAGACAAGGTTTTATAGATCTAATTAAAGACTTCTTAGAGAGTGATGATGCGAAACTACCTGACGGTGGTAACCTGATTGATGTTATTGGTAATAAAGAATTAGAACATAAATACGAACACGAATATTGGACTGTTCGTATGGCTAAACAGGCGATGTTGGATATGGTTTCTTATGGTAGAATTGGAACAGGTAATTTAGATTCGATTCTTATGATGTCACCTGACCAACAAAAGGATGTTTTATCACTTGCTTCATCTTACACAGTATTTATTGATAAGAATATTAATCAATTAATGTCGAACGCATCTGTAAATAACTTCTCCATTGAAGAATCATTGAGAAAACAATTAAAGTTGGGTGAGGCAGATAAACCTGATACTGAAAAATTATTATAATGAAACACATTCTTTTTAAAATGAGGGGGGAAGTTCCCGGATACATAAGAGTCATCGGTTCGTATATGAATTACTACTATGGTAGAATTGAGGATGTATACGATGACATGAGATTACAACTTAATGAATTAAATGCGGTAGTTATCCCTGAGGAAGTTGGTAATGGTTATATTTTCGCCGACATATACTTAGATTATGTTAGTGTAAGAACTAATTCATCTATGATGGATGAGATTCCCGTCTTGGCACAATCTTCAGAGACTGAAGAAGAAAAAGTTAGGTACACATTGACCGAGAATGATAGATCTGCGGGTGTGGAATTTAACAAAGCCGTACTCTTAAAAGTTATCGCTGATAGATTTTCTGAAAGACATAAGGATCTTATGGTTGACACATCCAAACTCGAAAAAGATACGTGGGAAGAACAAAAAAGAGAAGCACTCGGATACCAATCAGACAATACGTACCCAACACCTGTTATTGATATTTTATCTCAGGGAAGAAACATAGATAAATCGACATTCATTCAAAAGATTATTGATAACGTAAACACATACAATACCAAATTAGCCAACTTACTTTTAGAACAACAACTATTAGAACAAAGAGTAAAGGATTGTGTGACCCTCGCCGACTGTCATAGACTTAAACATGAGAAATTTGGTGTTGCGATGAGTAAACAACAGAAGGAAGATGAGAATGTCGAATCTACACCACTTACACTGAAAATGGATTTCTAAAAATAAATAAATGAATTTAGCAATAAATGGTACATGTGCTAAAGGTTGTTCATTTTGTTTTACCAAAGAAGACGCAAGGTTAAAACATACCCTTGGTGAAATGACAATAAAAAAGGTCGGGGAACTCCTCGACCATTTTGATGTTGAGGGTGCGGGTGAAGAAGTTACCATATTAGGTGGGGAACCAACACAACATTCAAATTTTACAGGTATTGTTGATTATATAATATCAAGAGGTCATAAGATTAATTTAGTCAGTAATCTTTTATTTGGTAAAAGAACCTTAGACTACATCACATCTAACATTAGACATATAAGGTGGGTTCTACCTAACGGTGCGGAGTTGAATGAAAAGAATAGAATGAACCTATTCAAAAAGAATTACTTATCCCTCTATACTGCATACGCAAACACATGGACTTTTAGAGATAATGCGAGGTTATTTATTGCAATTACTCTGTCGAGTGATTGGAAGGAAAGGAAGATGTTTGAGTATGTTAAATGGTTACACAGTGAATTGGGTGGTAGACTAAATGCAATTAGGTTAGGTGTTGACCTTACAGATACTTACATGGTTAATAATAAAGAGTTGGGTAGTGAAATCACTAAGATCTTAAAATTTGCCAAGTATAATAACATCCAAGTAGTTTCCGATTGTCAGATACCCCCATGTATGTGGGAAGGAAAAACCAAAGAGTCAATTATTGAAAACTCAATGGGGTTTGCAACTTTCAAAGTACCGGGTTATGACACGATATGTGGTTTTATGCCCTTAGATATATTCCCTAATGGTAGTTCAATACATTGTTACCCTTTACAGGATAAATTAAAGATAGATAATGTCTTGAATATCAAAGGGGAAAATAGTATATTATCATTGAGAGATGAGTTCGATAAACTCTACGAAGAGAATCATAAAAATTATACCCTCCCAAAGGACTGTTTAGAATGTGTCTTCTACAAGACCGAGTGTAATGGGATATGTGGGGGATGTTTAGAAGGTGAGTAAAATATTTTCAATACCGTTAAATCCGATGTTGACTGAACAGGCGTTCAATCACATTTTTTATCCCTTTCTTGAAAAGAATAAGGAGTGGATATACGATATCTATTTTACATGTAGGATACCTCCTTTCACCCAAGATGCGATGGGTTCAGTTATACTACCTGAATTTGAAGATGCGGTATTCGAAAACGCAATGGTGATACAGGAACGTTTAGGGATACGAGTAAGCGCCACTTTCAATAATTTTAATGTCTCTCCCAAATACGATAACTACAAACTCTTTGTAGATAACTTAAGACCACTTTATGAAAAAGGTTTAAGATCTATGACCATACCTCATGGTCATTGGGTTGCAATGGGTTTGAAGAACGAGTTTCCGGAAATGGAAATAAAGAACACAATCTTAAGGAAAGTGGCCACCGCTCAGGACTTTTGGTATAACGCAGAACAAGGTTTTGACTACATCAACGTAGATAGAATACTCATGAGGGATGAGGAGGAACTAAAGAATATTAGACGTGCTCAATTAATGTTCCAACAGAAACACGGTAGGTATGTAAAGATCGCCCTACTAACCAATGAAGGGTGTTTGGGTAGATGTCCTGTAATGGATGAACATTACTCTTATAATAACCTTAGACAACCTAATGAGTTGCCTTACTTTCATCACGAGATTTCTAAAGTCACATGTGAGTATAAATGGGAAAACGAGATTGATGCATTTATGTTTAAGACCGCAACAATCCCCCCATTCAAAGAAGAGTTTGATGAATTCCTAAACCACGTAGACGTATTTAAAATGCATGGTAGAGATAGTTTTGATAGATTAAACGAAACTATGGAGATTGTGGAATCATATGTTGCGGGTAGAGAGGTGTTATCAGAAACATCTAAAACATATTTGGATGGTATTCCATTTGAAGAACTTAGGGGTTGGAGAAAGAAAATTAAGAAATGTAGGTTCCAATGTTGGGATTGTAATTACTGTGACATAGTTGCAGATCACAAGAAAAAGAAACTGTATGGATCTAATTAAACACATTGACGATTCTATACATTGGGGAGAAAGAGAAGTCTCAAAACTCACTCAGGACATACTAAACATCCACGGGATTACAAGTAATAAAGTAAGGTCGTTTTTGAATAACATATGTTCAATAGGTGGGACCTATTTAGAGGTTGGTGTTTTTAGAGGATCAACTTTCTGTTCCGCAATATACGGGAATGATATTCACGCTATCGGAATTGATAATTTTGCATCACCTAACCTTACTCCTATGGGGGTAAGTCAAAGATTAGCGTCCTATCTTAAACAGGGTCTCGATATACCACCACAAGAGGATTTTCTTAATAATGTTAAAAGATTCGGAAACCCCAAAAAATTAGATGTTTATAAAACAGACTACACAACCTTTGATTATACTCAACTACCCAAACTAAATATTATTTTCTACGATGGTGACACTCGTTTTCATGATCAATATGTGGTACTTAAAAAGTTAGTTCCATTATTCTCAGATCAAACTATTCTAATAATGGATGATTGGAATTGGAACAGTGGTGCGTTAGAGAGGGTTATAGAGGAAGGGGGTTTATACGTTACCCACAAAAGGGAGATTTTCACAAGTGGTGAAAACATGGATGACTTTTGGAATGGGTTAGGTATATTCTTAATTGAGTCTTGATAAAACGAAAGGATTTCGTTATATTCTCAATGTACTTAGGTACATAATATTTCATAAAAAATTTAAAATGAAAAAACAAAGAACACCATCATTTGGGTTGGTGAAATCGTTGGGTACAATCATGAGGTTTGTAACTAACAAAGCAATGTTAATTTTATTTTTGGTGGTTTTGAGTATACCGAACGTGTATGGTCAATATTCAGGACGAGCCCTAAACAATGGACAACAAGACAGTACAGAGGTTAAGAACCTTAAAGAAGTCGTTGTCACCGCAAGAAGGTACTCACAATTCGAATTGGTTGGTGAAAACAATCAACCGGCATGGACTTTAGTGAGAAAATTCCCTTCAACAAGAACTTACATTATGGTCCCGAAAGGTACGGTGATGTATGAGAAATGGTTTGATATGAGATCCCCAAGGGGAGGTGATCCTACCGAAGTTAGAATGAGAGATGAGTTTGCCTTTGGTCTTGCAAATAGATTAGAATTAGATTTATATCTACACACAGTTTACAAATCAGGGGGATATGAGTCATCTTTTGGTTTTAGAGGTTTCTCATGGGAGATCCGATATGCCCTTGCAGAATGGGGTAAGATATGGGGTAACCCGACACTATATTTCGAACACAAACTATTAGATGGTAAGTACCAAGGTATTGAACCTAAATTACTTTTGGGTGATAGAGTTGGACAACGAGGTATTTGGGGTGTAAACTTAATCTATGAAGCGTACACTGCACCTACACGGGTGGATCAGAAAAGAGAATATGCGTATACCGCATCTTACGGTCAAATCATAAATGACGACCTAACTATTGGTGTCTCTAATATGTTTAGACACAACGATGTTGATGGTTCTAATGAATGGTACATTGGACCCGCGGTTCAGTATAGATTTAATGGTAACGCATACCTAAATTTCGAGTTGTTACCGGGGTTAAATGAGGATGCTAAACTTTATAGGAACACAATCATATTTGGATGGAGATTTTAATTAAAGGACAGCATTTTTTAATATATCTAACATTTATCATGTTCGTGACGGGTATTCTTAAAGACAAAGGATACCTGTCCGATGTATTCCGTTGGATTGCAAGAAATGTGAAGTCAAAGAAAATGGTAGTCTTTTTCGTATCTCTATTTGGAGGAGTACTACCAATACCGGGGAGAGTTGCACTATCTGCAAGTATGTTGAATTCAATAGCACCTATAGATAGAAAAAAGAGAAAGAAGTTTGGTATCATAGATTACTTGGCAACACACCATTACTATCTGTGGTCACCTCTTGAGAAAACTGTAATCATTCCTATGGCGGTTATCGGGTTTACTTATAAGGAGTTCATGGGTTTAATATGGCCACTACTTCTCATTAGCGTTCTTTATATTGCATATTACATCATGACATTAAAGGACGATGAGATTGATTTAGAGATAACAGATGAACCTACAGATTGGAGGAATATCGTATTCGTTGTTATACCTTTCTTAATTACCATTTTGGTATCTTGTTTTACGGATTATTATTTCTTTGCATTTTTCGTCTTCACATTATACCTAACCCAATACTCCAACAGTTGGAAAAAACTATATGGATATGTGAATGGTGAATTAATTATCATAGTCGGTTTGGTTATTATATTAGGTAACATTGCAAACTATTACTACGATGATATCGAAAATTATATCCGACTATACACAGAACCCGAACACATACTTGTGGTTGCGGTTTTAGGTTTCCTTTCTTCATTCTTATTGGGATCATCCGCTAAGTATGCGAGTATTGTGAGTTTATTAACTGTTGTGTTCGGTGTTGAATATTTTGTTTTATTCTTCACTTTAGAATATTCAGGATATTTAATATCACCCTCACATAAATGTTTACCCATTGGTCAGAAATATTTTCACACAGGTTTTATGACTTACTTAAAGGCATTAATCATATGGATAGGATTTATGGTGACTTATGGTATTATAACAGTGATTTAGACTTGACTTTTTAAGTCAAATAAAGTATATTTTTAAAAAAAGAAATTATGTCTACAAAATTAACGATCGATCAAATTTTGCAGCTTGATGCTGAAATTAACGGGTTCACCAACCCTCAAACAGGTGACGTAGTCTATGAAGGTTTCGTTAAACAACCACTATCAATTCTACTCAAGTATGAATTAACTGAATTATCTAACACCCTAAAAGAGGAAAGAGAAAAGGTTGATTCATTAAGAAATGAGTTAATTGAAAAGTATGGTGAAAGTAACGAAGATGGTAGTATTCAAATCAGTCCGACCATTGAAGAGAAAAAGGGTAAGAAAACTGAAACAGTAAGAAACCCTAAGTATGTGGAGTTCGTTGAAGAATACAACAAGTTACTTCAAAAAGAAATCGAGGTCTCTCACCCTGAGATTACTAAAGAAGACCTTAAAGATGCGGGTAAAACCAAAGATCAATACAATATATTATTTAAATTGGTTACAGGTTAAACCTTATTTCTGATTTCAATCAACAAATTTCCGATTTGATATTCCCCTACTTCGTAGTGTGGGATTGATAATCGGATTTTGTTTATAGTATACATATCCTCATCGGTCATGGGGTATGTTTCGTACACCATTACATCGACCATTTCAGGTAAAACAAATTTAGATCTTATATCATAATTTGTATTCTGTTGTTCGTTTTTGATGTAGTCTTCAGGTACCTTACCAAGATTAATCTTATCGAAGTAAGGTTCGAGATTGTAAAGTTTACTATCATTTAGTGTGGTAAGACCCATGTTAAAAGTCTTATAGGTGAATATCTCATCCTCCCAATATCTAAGTTCATTGAACACGGGAATAGGTATACCCCACTTACGTATGAAGTTTCTTATGTTTCTGTGCTCACTCAACCTACTTTCATCGGAGCGTAACTCCCTACTTGTTTTAGACACGAAGTGATAGACTACAGCACACTCTGTAGTTTTAAGGTTATACCCCTTTAGTTTTGCTCTAATTAGGAAGTCATCATCTTCACAAAAGAAGGGATCGAAAGTAAATCCATCGAATAACCCCACATCCATAAAGACCGACTTATAACCTGACATGAAAAATGTACCACCATCAACTAATACATCATTATGTTTCACCCGATCAACATACTCATTAAACATTGGGTAATTGAAATCAAAAAACGATCTACCAAGATCTAACAATACCTTACCGGGTCTTTTATGTCCCTTAAATATTGGGGGTTCAATTGTGGTGTAAGTTAAAAGAGTCTTTTCATCAATTAGACGAGATAGGTTTTCTAAAAAGTTCTGACCAATAACCATATCATTATGGATTAGAACTAATTTTTCAGTATCTACTAATTTGATGGCGGAGTTGTAATTGTCAGAAAAGGTTAGTTTATCATCGTCATGTATAAATGAAAGGTAATCATCCTCTAACGACTGTAACCATTCTAACGTACCATCAGTTGAACCACCACTACTTATGACCATTGGTGCTTCGGGGTATATATCTCGTATTCTATTATAACAATCTTTTGTGTAGTCTAAATTATTGTAGACTGCAAGTACTAATGATATATCCATAATTATGATTGGAGGTCGTCGTATAGTTTATTTTGTCTCTCCTGTCTTTCGATGGTTTTAGGGTGGATTAGAGAGTAGATCTCATCCTCAGGTAGGTTGGTGTAGGTATTGAAGTTAACTAACCTCTCATGCACCTTACCGTACCATCTTATTCTACCTTCTTTCTTCCATATACGAGTTTGGTAATCAGGGAAGTTAACCCAACCTTTTTTATTGGTCCTCCAACCCCACTTTTCCACATGTTCTTCAGTTAGTCCATCAACAGTATTAACTCTCGGAACTAAAAACACCTCATTCTTAGGGTTGACCAATATAATCTCAGGTAAGACCCTAATTAAGTTAGGGTGTGGTATTTCATCTGCATCTATTTGGAATATGTAATCACCTCTACAGTAATCAATTAAATTATTTTTCCATTCACCGAAATGACCGTCGAAATAACCCCTCCACATTTGGAAGTTCGGTAATTTATTATACCCGACCAACCAATCAGCAATTTCTTTGGAACCGTTCTTTTGGTCAAAAAGAACCACAATCTCATCTATCGGTCTTTTGTTCTCCAATAAGAACTTTACGAGTCTTTGGATTTCCTCAAACTCATTACATACGGTTATTGCGTAACTAATTTTCATTATAGACTTAAAATATAATCTCTTAATTTGTCTTTAGGTGACCAACCAAGTCTTTGTAGTGTGTCGTCATTCTCTCTACGAGTTTCGAGATAATTTCCGTTTTGGTTTGGTAAGTTAATCTTTTCTAAATCACCGAATCTCTCTTTAAACATCTCAAATACTTCGTTTATTGAATAATTCATACCTGTACCAAGTTCCCACGCTTCATTGTGAGACTCGTTACCCATACCAATCCTAACTAAACCATCTACAATATCATCTACGTGGGTAAAGTCTCTACGTTGTTCACCGTCTGAGACAATGGTGATTGGTTTACCTGTTTTGATCTGATGTCTCCAAATCCCGATTACCGCGGCCCACTTACCATCAACCAATTCGTTTGGTCCGTAGACATTGTAAAAACGAGCAATCTCGAAGTCACACAAATAAGTTTTCCTATAAAGTCTGAAAATATCTTCACCGAGTTTTTTGTATGTTGCATAAGGTGAATCTTCGGGGTTGTGCCATTGGGATGATGAACCTGCGTAAACCACTTTAACTTTATGGAATTTAGCCCACTCGGCTACGATCTGACAACACTGAGTATTAGACCTAAATGTCTCAACGGGATTATCAAATGATGGTTGTATTCTTGATAATGCAGACAAGTGGAAACAAAGATCAAATGAACCGTTTAGTTCAAATATGTTTTCCACGTCTGTATAGATATAAGTACAACCCTCCACCTCATATTCTTTTAAACCTGTGGATAGGTTATCAATTGATGTGACTGTGTGACCCTCACTAATTAATCTCTTAATTAAATTACTCCCTATAAATCCATTACCACCTGTAACTAATATTTTCATTCTTTTTCAACCTTCTTTAATTCGGGTAAAACCAATTTTGTTTTTGTTGGTTTTATCTCCTCTTTTATCGATAAACCTTCAAAAATCATTTTTAAATCTTCTGTGGTTTTCTCAAGTGAGAAGGATTTTATATTGTCCTCTCTTAATTCTTCCGATCTCTCTAAGAAATCATCGTATTCTTCTCTTACAACTTTTAAAACTTCGACAACCTCGTTGTAGTTGGCGGTGAACCATTTCGAACTTTTCATTATGAAATCATCACTTGCACTTTCATGTACTTCAGTCAACTTACCACCCAAAAGAACCGCCTTGTTCATTGGTAGGAAGTCCTTATGTCCTGACCAATTTGAGGCGATGACAGGTTTACCTGACATGGAGAATTCTAATAATGGTCTACCAAAACCTTCACCCTTTGTTAATGTTACCATTGTCTTTACCTTAGGGTGATTATACAGATCATTCATTTCCTTATCCGTTAATTGACCGAAAAGTAGGTATATGGATGGTGGGTTAGAATAAGACTGTGTAATCTGTTGAATTTTTTTTCTGAAGTATTCCCTTTGTTTTATAGAGAAAGTAGCTCCTGAGGTCTTTAAAATCAATGCAGGACGATCCTCACCCTCTTTAAAAGACTCACAGAAACATTTAATCAACATACCAACGTCTTTTCTGTCCTGACCGATATCACCTTTTAACCAATGACCAACAAAAAGGAATGCAAAATCCTCTTCAATATTTAACTCAAGATCCGATTCCGTTTTATAGTAGGTAGATAGATCAACACCCTCATGTAAAATTTCTATGGGTGTGGTTATCCTATGTTGTTTGATTAATTTGCCTGTTACTTTATCGGTTTCATTGTAAACGGTTTGAAGTAAAACATCACGAGAAAAAGTGGATGTTGTAATTACTTTGTCCATTCTATTAATCCCATCTACCCACGATTTAGGTGCTGCTGTTGTCTCGATACCAGCGGTGATACCTATGTTATATTTTCCTTTTCTTTGGAATTCGTTTGGTACGGTGACCTGAACATAAATTTCGGGTTGTTCATCTAATGAAGTAACAATACTTGATTCAATCCATTGATGGAACAAATCGTTTTCAGGATCTAATGCAGTCATTGGAGTATTCCCCCAATTACAACTATCTATTTTAATATCGAATAAATCTAAATCGTATAATGATTTTAGGACATCCCTTGAATGTGATCCGTAACCACTTAGTGTTTTAATCGGTCCTCTAAATAATAGTGTTCTCTTCATTATGTTATTTTATATAAATCAAAATTATTTTTAGGTTCCCACTTATTAAGTGCGGTTTCAATACCTTTAACCATAGACTCACACATAACTTCACTTGAGAAGTTTTTAATCATGTATTCCCTACCTGAAAGTCCTATTTGTTTTCTTTTATCTCTACCCATCTTATGCATTTTTCTAAGTTGGGAAACCACATCATAGTGGTTGATACGATCATCAAAAATATAAGGGGTTGAAGGAGAACCATTTAATGTTATAGATTTTGGCCAAACAGGTAGAACCCAACTACCCCATGTTAAATTCTTAGGTAGTTTTTGTTCATCATGAAGTGATCCTATTTTAATGTAATCTTTTTCTTTGATCAATTTTCCGTTCGTCTTAAAACCACATTGATCTTGTAGACCACCGGTAACATTTAAAATTATTGGTGTCCCTGACATGACCGACTCGGCGGTTGTTAAACCGAAACCTTCGTTGTTTGCAATGTTAATTGTACAATCAACCATATTATAGATTCTATTTAACTTCTCTTGATCGAATTTGTCATTTGTAAATTTCACATCATAGTCAGGACATAGTTCATTCACCACAGCAACTAAGTCAGTACCATTCTTATCTACTGACGCAGTGTGCATCAACAACAAACATTTATCTGACTTATCCTTAGATAATGTGTCACAGAACATTTTATAGGAGTATATAACATCCGCCGGTTGTTTCCTCTTAATGTTTCTGTTGTTATAGAAAAGTATGAAGTCATATTCTTTATCGCCGTGGATATACTTCCTCATTTCCTCATCCTCACCTTCAAGAGGTTTGAAGACGTTTTTGTTGATGCCATGAGGGACATAAGATATCTGCCAATCCTTTAGTTGATTATGTGTAGTTTCCCTATTGGTCTTACCAACCCTATGTACGATACCGTAGGTTTGTTTAGATATACAACCTAACCAATCACAAGATTCATAATAATCTCTATTACAATAAGGATCAGGTAAATCATCCCATATGTGGTAATAGAATATAGGTACTCTCTGTCTTATCTCATGTTCATTATCATACAACCACTGCCAGTAGTGTGGGTCAGTAAAATGTAATATCGCATCAGGTTTTTCACTATCAATAAGTTCTCTTAACCTTACTATATTCCCATAACCGTTACTCGGGTATATTTTAACATTGGCGTCTTTAATACCTGTCTTCTCCCTAACATCAGCGTTAAGGTCAACTACCTTTCCATACTCAGGGTGTTTTATTGCGGCACCTAATTGAACCCAATCAAATTTGTCAACTGTTCCAATTACAATTTCACGAGACATCGTTGCCACTCCCGATGTCATTCTCATATCATCAGATAGTAGTAATATCTTCTTCTTCATCAATTAAAATCTTGATCCACTCACAGCCAAAACGTCGTGATTATCAATCATATCTTTGAAATCTTCGTTGGTGTTGTATAGGTCCAACGACCTGTTTACTAATTTTTGGAAATTCACACCATCCGTCTCGATGGTATTGATTCTAAATTGTTTGTACGTATTCTCAATCACATTGACTGTGGTGAGTTTTGTTTTTGCTTTACTCATATTAGTATATATTTCTATATATATCTTATGATACTAAAAATAGCCACTCAATATAAATTGGTGGCCATTCATAGAGTCAATTCGTGATTCTCGAATTACGAATTCTTAACTTCTTGTACCGTAGCCACGATTGGTTGTGTACTATCCTGTTGGTTAGTGGTCGTGGTTTGTTGGTTAGTGGTTTGTTGTGTCTGATTTTTCTTTTTGCATCCGCATCCCATAATAAAAGTGTTTTAATTATAATTATTTGGTTTATCAAAAAAAATATTTTATCTTTGTTAAAGTATAACGAATTTCATTCTTAAAATCAATAGTTATGAGCGAAAAACTCTATGTAAGAAAAGTTGAGAGGTATACTCAATGGGAGGCGTCTACTCCTGTGGTGGTAGATATCGAGAAACTCAGAAAGTGTGAACCACCTTATGAAGGCAATTCACATGAAGAACTTTTGGAATACCTCCAAGAGAACGTATACAACAATTACGATTGGTACGAAAATGACACTAACAAAGAAGTATACGGTGAAGATGATGCATTTAACTTATCGTTGGAAGAGTCCGATTCAGAAGTTTACTCAGATAGTCGAGAAAAGTTTGAGGATTCGTGGCTTGAAGTGGGTGTACCTAATGAAGAGTACAGAAAAGTTGGTAGATTTGAATCTAAGGCAGATAACATGCCACGTAACGATTGGTAATTAATATGGCAAAAGTAGTAAAAATAGAAACCGATTATCGTTTCTACGAAGCGGAACTAACCGATGAACAATTAAAACTCTACAAAGAAGACGAAGATAAGTTTTGGGACGAGTTTTGGGATTGGGATGTTGAATTCGAGTTTACTCGAGATAAAGAAGGTGGAACCGACTTTCAAATACAAGAATAAATGGCAAATTATTTAAAATGTGTGGTTGAAGTTCACGGTAACGAGGAAACCATTAAGAAACTTGACGAAATGTTATCAACTGTTAAAAACGGTGATGTAACATCTTTCGCACAAACATTCTACGATCAAGTAGATGTTACAGAAAATGACGGTGTTTTAAACACATGGTCAATAGATAATTTAGGTCCTAAGTGGACGTACTTAGAAGATATCATAGGTGATGGTAACTTCATTACTATTTCAGCATGGTATCCACCGACTAAGTTCTTTACTCATTTGTATAATATGTTGTCTGAAACTGATCCTGACTTATTTATTGAGGTTGAGTATGAAGATGAATCGTATGATCCAATTGGTGCACTTGTGATTAAAAAAGACAAGGACGGTACACCGTGTATGTGGCAAGAAGAAGATGAAATGGAGGACCCAACCGCCGAAATGGATTGGGATGATGAGGATTATGATGAGACTCAAGAGAACTTCATGGAATCCATCTATGAACGACAACAGGAGTTGAAGAGGGAGTGTCACGACCTCATCGAGACCGACGGTGAACCAATTTAATTAGAAACCCTCACGAAAGTGGGGGTTTTTTAATTACTAAGATATTTATTAGTAAAAAGATATTATGGCATCGATTAAGTACACATTATACTTTGATGGTTGTGACACAACAGTGATCGACAGATTTAAAAGTATATTTGATTATGTTGAGGGTGATAATTCGTTTAAGGGATATTACCAAATAATTAATGATTTGTTTGGTACTACCCATTCAGAAGAGAATCATCCCGATCAAGAATGGATAAACAATAATGTTGGTGTATCAACACTTAACGGTAAAATTGAATTTATCGATATCGACAGTGATACTGTATGTTTAACAATCGTTTCACCTAACGAATGTATACCATTTATACAATCCTTAATTCAAGACATCAACTTAAATTATAAAGATGATGTAAGAGTTAGTGGTGATTACGAATCATTTACTTTTGAAACATGTGGTGTTATAGTTGGTGGGGATAACCGAGAGGTTGTAAAACACGTATTTGATATGACAAATTACGATGTTTCGGAAATGGTTGAGAATTCACAGGCACTCATCAATTGGGGATCTGACCTACTCGATTTTAGATCTCTAAAATATACAGAGTTTTTAGCCTCTTAAATTTTATTGGACTTTAAGATTTTTTTTTCTTATATTTTAGTAAGTGTCACATCACTACTGAATGATGGAAAAAGAATTTGAAATAGTAAGAACAGTCTACAACTCTAACGAAGAGGTTATAACTAATATAATGAACCTCTATGGTATAGAACGATTTGATTTAGATTGTACCTATTCTAAAGGTAAGTTTTGGAAGGGATTACCCGACCCAACACATAAGACAGATCTCATTCCACATTTTGACAATGTAAAACAAGCGGATTCCGAAGATCTTCCGTTTGAGGATTCGTCGTTAAATTCTATTATGTACGATCCCCCATTTATTATTATGGGTAGAGGTAAAAAATACAAACACGATCTTAATGAGAATAACTCTAAGATGGCCAAGAGATTTGAGGGATATGGTACATATAACGACCTAACGTCTAATTACTATAACACCCTTAAAGAATTATATCGTATTTGTGATAAAGGTGGTTTTGTTGTCATGAAATGTCAAGACACCGTATCGGGAGGAAAACAATACTTTTCGCACGTTCATGTTATGAATATGGCATTAAATGTGGGATTCTATCCTAAGGATTTATTCGTATTAACATCTAATGTTAGGATGAATTCATTCAATGGAACCAAGTGGAAAAAACAACACCACGCAAGAAAATACCATTCTTACTTTTGGGTCTTCCAAAAAGTTAAACCGAAATTTAATTACGAATTTGAATAGTAGGGATTGATCTTATCTCCAACTTTGAAATTCTTACATGTACCTGAGGGAAATTCGATAACATGATCCCCAATACCTGAATACCTTTCAGGACAATCAATGTCACATGGTTGACAATCGTGATGAATTCTACTTATTCTATTGTTGTTGACAAACATAATATCAAGAGGTATTAAACACCTTCTCATCCAAAAACGATGGTGACCTTTACCCATGTTAAAGACCATACAACCATTTAGTTCTTTACGACCCATCATACCCTGTTTTATTTGTTCAGGTGTTGTCATGTATTCTGCGTCAAATACTTGACCATTTATTAATACTCCCATACCAATAATTATTTGACAATGATAATTAATTTCTGTATATTAAGTATTAATGAAAATAAATGATCTTTTGATTGGTATGGGGTTATTCGCGGTAGCACATACCTTAACGTTTTATCAACTTAATGGACAGTTCATATCTAAGTGGTTTCAGAAGTATGAATGGTTTGTCATTGGGTTCGGTGCGATATTATCTATATTTTATGTATGGGGTACGAGGTATGCGGTTTCAGGTACGGGGGGTTTATTATGGCCCGCGAGGTTTATTGGTTTTGGTATTGGGATGCTACTTTATGCGGTGTTAGTCAATTATCATTTTAGTGAGGGTATTAATATGAAAACTATGATAAGTCTCCTTTTATGTTTAACCCTAATTTGTATTCAGGTTTTTTGGAAATGAAAAAGTGGGTGGTTGACATAACGAACTTTGAGTATACAAAATACAAAGACGTACACCAAGTATTAAACCCAAATTATGCAGATCTAAGGAGGGAGATCATGTCCTTTAATGATGAAATTAAATGGGATGGTATGTGGACTCACTACGATGCCATTGAGAGACTCTCCAAGGGTTGGGTTCTAATCGGATTATTTGTTAACTATCAGATCAAAGGTTGGGTTTGGTTGGACACCAATAAAAATTTATTATGTAATCTATACGTAAATAAATCATATAGGAATTTTTATAATGCAAAGAAACTCGTATTAACTCTAATGAGGGTTGCTCACGAAATGGGGTTCACTGAACTCCATACGGAAATTGATACGTGGAATGGTAGAAGTGAATTAATAGCAATAAAAACAGGTTGGAAATTACAGAATGAACATTAACGAAATTGATAAAAAATACCAAGACTTATTAGTTGATATAATAACTAATGGTGAGGATAAAAAGGACAGGACCGGTACAGGTACTCGTTCTGTGTTTGGTCGTCAGATTAGACACGATATGAAAGATGGGTTCCCACTTCTCACAACAAAGAAGATGGCAGTCAAAACTATGATGACCGAATTGAAGTGGTTCTTAAAAGGAGACACCAACATCAAATATTTGGTGGATAACGGATGTAACATTTGGAATGGTGATGCTTTCAAAAACTATATTAGTAAGACTAACGAGTATAAAGGTAATTGGCCTGATACTATGGAGGAGTTTATTGAACGAATCAAAACCGATGATGAGTTTGCAGAGAAATGGGGTGAGTTAGGTCCAATTTATGGTAAACAATGGAGAGATTGGACTGAATACTATGTTAAGAAATTAAATGGTGGTAATCCTATTATAGTTGAGAGAACTAAAGACCAAATCGAAAACCTTATCAACGACCTTAAAACAAATCCGGATTCTCGTAGACATTTAGTATCCGCTTGGAATGTTGGTGATATGGATGAAATGGTTCTACCACCGTGTCACTACGGATTCCAAATTTACACAAGGGAATTGAATTTAGATGAGAGAATAGATTACTATAATGGTGGTTCAGACCCACTTAACAGGTCTTCGGATTATTTTGATTGGCACATGGACGTATACGATGTTCCTAAAAGGGAGATTTCATTGATGTGGAATCAAAGAAGTGTGGATACTTTTTTAGGGTTACCCTTTAACATTGCATCTTACGCAACACTGTTAATGTTACTTGC